CGTTCGCCTGGGGCCGCGCCCCGACGCCGACGTTCCTGAAGGAAGACGACTATCAGTTCTTCCGGGGCGCCGGCATCAAGATGGCGTACGGCATTTCCAAGATCGCGAAGAAGAACTTGGCGGGCAACCTCAAGGAATGGGGCGTGTTCCAAGTCTTCGTGGCTTCGCAGGCCGACACCTAACGAGACGGCTAGCGCGCTGGGTTAACGCTCGGCGCGCGGCTTTCCCTTTCACCAATTCAGGAACCAGAGACATGAAACTCAACTTCAAAGGCCGAATTCTGGGGGCGCTTGCGCTCCTCGGTTTGGTGGCGTTCGGCTCGGCAGCTTTCGCGCTGACCAGCCCGCCGAGCTTCCCGGCGCGCGTTCTTCAGACGCAGACTACGGTTCACTTCCGGAAGACCGTCAGCTTCAACGACGCCAATATCGCGGCCGGCGTCAAGATCGGCGCTATTCCGGCCGGCGCGTTCATCACCAGCGTCAAATGCTACGTGACCACGGCGTTCAATGCCGCGACCACGAACAACCTGTTGGTCGGTACTACGGCTACGGGCGGCCAGTGGCTGGCCTCTGGGGTGACTGCCGGCACCAACTGCGTTGCAGCCACGACCGGTATTCAGAACATCACCGCGGCGGCCGGCCTCGGCTTGTCGGTGACTGGCGCCGCAACCCCGACCGGGTCGACGGGCGCGTGGGATGTGTTCGTCAGCTACACCCAGACGGGTACAGCGGCGACCACCGGTCAGGTCACTTACGTGATCGAATATGTGGCGAACGACGACCAGTAAGTGAGACGGCGCGGTCTTCGGGCCGCGCCTTTTTCTCTAGACAAGGCGAACAGATGCCCCAATCGACAGTGATAGCCAGCGCTACTGCAGGCAAAGCCGTTGCGCACGGCGAGGTTTCGCTGATCACCAGCGAGGCACTATCGCAGGCCGCGGGCGCGACTTACACGCTGACCGTTGGCAACAGCCAGATTCAGCCAAGCAGCGTTGTCTTTGCTGCGATCTATAACGGCACGAACACGCAAGGCGATCCGTCGCTGGCGACCGTGGCCGTCAGTCTCGGCAGGGCCGTGATCAACATTGTGAACAGGCATGCCAGTCAAGCTCTGAACGGCACGCTGCAAATTGCTCTTCTCGTAAAATAAGGAAAACCGAATGGGCCGCCCTTCGAATGCTCAGCTTGCCGAACGCGCTTTGGCTGAAACTGCCAGCCTGCCGAAAATCACCTACATCCCTATTCATCCCGGCGACCCCGCGGACACGCTGTGGAACCGGCATCGCTTTCGGGCCAATGTCCCGATTCAGGTGCAGAGCGTCGTTGGCGGCCTGACCGCTGAACAGATGGTTGAGGCCGCTCGAGGAAACCCGTGGTTCGCGGTTGAGGGCGAAGAGCAGGCCAAGACGACGCCGACCGTTCCGGAAACGCCGGAGCAGTATCGCATGCACGCCGTGGCCTGGATCAGGACTGCGGTCGAAACCAAGGAGATGGCTCGGCGCTGGCGAGGGGAAGAAGATCTGCGCATTCAGTGCGGCTGCGGTGACGATGATGTCGAGTACATCCAGACCATCTACAAGTCGCGCTTTGCCGTCATGAAGGAAACCGAAGCGCTGGCTCAGTCGGCGGTTAACGAGTGAGGTTGGCCGGACGCTCACTAAGGAAAGCTAAGGGAGTTCTCGAAATGATGGGAATTGGTGAGGCCGTCAAAAATATGCATGACGGTAAAGCTGTGCGCCGCGCCGGCTGGAACGGCAAAGGCATGTTCATCGTGCTAATGCCGGAGCTAAAACTCCCGTCGTTCAACACGCAGGGCACCGAGCGCAAGGTCAATGATCGCACTGCCAAGTGGATCGGCGAGGATCAGCCACTCGACTGCCAGCCGTATATCGCGATGTACACCGCATCGAAACAGTGGCAGCCGGGATGGCTCTGTTCGCAGGCTGATCTTCTCGCGATCGATTGGGAAGTCGTTTCATAGCCAATGCCCTACCGCTCGCAAGCCGATCTGCTGCAGGAGGTTCTGGAAAACCTCGGCGTTCTGGCTGTTGGCCAGACGCCAGAGCAGGAGGATTTGGCTCGCGTTTCGGAGAAACTGCCTTCGATCGTCGCTTTGCTCTCAGCGACCGAAGTCGTCGCCATTCCTGACCTGAACAACATCCCCGAGGAGTTCTTTATCCCGCTGGCTGCCTGCGTGGCCTATTCGGTCAAGCAGAAGTTCGGCCTTGTCGGCGATGCCGCCGCTGGTGTGGATAACGACTACCAGCTGGCGCTCCTGCAGTTCCGGGTCATGAACCGCGGCCGGCCGACCGGAGAGACGATGCAATCGGACCCGTTCTGATGGCAGGTCCGGTCGCAATTACCTTCCCCTTGTCGACGGCGCCCGGCGCAAGCCCGCAGGAAAGCGGCGGCCGGTTGGTCAACTGCTATGCAGAGCCATTGGAAGACAAGCGTGTTGCATACCGCCGCGCCCCCGGGCTTTCCGCTTTTGCCACAACCGGCCGAACGGGCTACCGCGGCGCATTGTTGATGCCTGGCGCTTTGGTGGTTGCTGAGCTAAATCGCTTAATCAGTGTGACGTCGGGCGGCGTCGTCTCGGACATCGGCGCGCTGGCCGGATCGCTCCCGGTCACAATGGCGCGCAACAACCTCAACCCGACGCCGCAGCTGGCGATCGTCACTGAAAACGGCGCGTTCTACTCGAGCGGAGGTTCGGCGCCCGTCTCTTGGCCCGACGCTGACTTGCCGGCGCCAAATTCGGTTGCGTTTCAGGACGGCTATTTCTTCTGGACCATCGGAGACAGCCGGGCGTTTGCGTCGGATCTCAACTCGAGCAGCGTGAATAGCCTCAGCTTCGTCACCATCCAGTCCCGTTCCTCGGACGCGCTGATCCGCGGCATTCCGTACAAAGGCGTGATGCTGTTCTTCAAGACATCCTCCTGCGAGGCTTGGAACGATACTGCGAACGCAAGCCCGGCCTTCCCCTATTCCCGTCTTCAGGTGATCGACCGCGGGCTTTTGGGCGCGAATGCGATCGCCGGCTGGCAAGACGGCTTTGGGCAGCTGCTTTGGGTCGGTGACGACGGCGGCGTGTACCGCTTTACCGACGCAACAAGCTTTGGCCTGCAAAAGGTGAGCACCCCGGACTTGGACAAAAAGATTGCGGCCGTTTCGGATAAGACGACGCTGCTGGCCGGTTGCTACGTCGATCGCGGGCGATCGGTCTGGTATCTCTCTTCCCCGACTTGGACGTGGGAATTCAATCTCAACACCGAAAAGTGGAACGAAAGGGAGTCGTTCCAAGCTGGCAACAACACCGGAACGCCTTTCTCGGTCTGGCGCGGGCAGGGTGGTACGCTGGCGTTCGGCAAATGGATTTTGGGCGATTTGCAGACCGGCAACCTCGGCTTTGTCGACGCAACGAACCAGCAAGAGTTCGGCCAGCCTGTTAGGATGAGGCTCGAGAGTGCGCCTGTGGCGAATTTCCCGAACCGAATGCGGGTAGGGCGCATGGATTTCAATTGGGTGACAGGCGTGGGCATCTCGGCGGGGACGGCGAGCCAGCAGAACCCGCAGGCCGAAATCAGCTGGAACGATGATGGCGGGCCCCATTTCAAATATCCGGTTTTGCGTAGCTTGGGGGCGGCAGGGAAGGCCGGACAGCGGGTAACCGTGCTGAATGCCGGGATAGCCGGGCCCCGAGGGCGCCGCGTGCGGATGGACGTTTCAGACGCCGTCTACAGCAGCTTTATCAACGCCACGATGGCGGTTGATCCGCGGGCGGGCTAGGTGCGGCCGAGCTTGCCCAATGCTATTTTTACGCCGATTGACGGCGAGAACAACGCGACCGTTTCGTTCAACGAGTGGGAGCAGTGGGCTGATTCAAGGGTGGTTGTGCTAGGGATTGGCGTGGGGCGGCAAGCACCTTTGCCTCCGGGAGTTATCGTGTTGGGAGGGCTGGCATCGTTGCCCTACGCAATGTGGCTCACCTGGATCGACCGATCAATCCGCACCTTTGGCACCCCGACACAAAGACCGCCTTTGCCCCCTTCGAACCTTGCTCTGGTTGGTGTAGACCGGAAGTGCACAATCCCGTTTTTTTCTTGGCTGCGGTATGTCGACGGGTTGTTGAGTTAGAGGAGCGGTCAGTGGCGAGATTCTGGTTTGACACCGAATTTATTGAAGACGGCCGCACAATTGATCTGATCTCGATCGGCGTCGTTCGCGAGGATGGCTATCGCTATTATTCGGAATCGTCGGCTTGCAATCTGGAAAGGGCAAGCCCGTGGGTTAAAACGAATGTGCTTCCGTACCTCAACGGAAATTCGCAGCCGCGCTCTAAGATCGCCGCCGATTTGATCGAATTCATTGGCGAGAAGCCGGAAATCTGGGCTTACTATGCCGACTATGATTGGGTTGTCCTTTGTCAGTTATTCGGAACGATGATGGACCTACCTGAGGGTTGGCCGATGTACTGCCGAGACGTGAAGCAGTTGGCAGACAGTCTCGGAAACCCCAAATTGCCGGAACAAACTGGGACGCCGCACAACGCGCTCGCCGATGCCGTCTGGACAAAGCAGGCATGGGAGGCGTTGCAACGGTGAAAATCCTTCCCTTCGTCAAACCCCCAGCCGACCCCAAAGACCAGTGGGACGGCTGGGCAGTCACTCCCTCAAACGACCCCGCAAAAGACTACGCCCAAGGCGAGGACTTCGCCCGGCAGGCGGTTGAGGCAGCGCGCGAGCTCCAAGACCCGGCTCCGGTCACCTACAGCCTCGCTTGGCTCTACGCCAAGGCTCACCTCGCCGGCCAGAGCCAAGGTGCCCTTGAGAAGGGCTTTGTCGACCAGCTGGTGAAACTGGCCATGCGGGCGTCGCTGAATTAGTTCATTGCTCAGTGGGTAAATTAGCCGCCTAAACCCAAGGGCGGCCCATGGCCAGTATCTTCGATCTGTTCAATAACGACAACGCGCAGGCGGCGGCCGACGCTCAAAAGGCCGGCATAACGGCTGGCCAGACGCAAGCGACCGGCGCGATCAACAATGGCCTGACGCAGGCGACCGGCTCATACATGGCCGGCCTGCAGCCTTTCCAGGCCAATACGGCGACCGCCAATCAGGGCACCACAGCGCTGGGCAACTTGCTCGGCTTGAACGGTGCGGCCGGCAACGCCTCGGCTACCACGCAGCTTCAGAACACGCCCGGCTATACGTTTGCGCTCGATCAGGGCACGCAGAACGCGATGCGCAGTCAGGCCGCCACGGGCCAGCTTGCATCGGGCGCGACCGACGTTGATTTGCAGAAGGTTGGCCAAGGCACGGCACTGAATTCGGCCTATGCGCCCTATCTGCAGGCGCTCCAGCAGTACCTGCCTTACTCTACGCAGAATGCGCAGGGCCAAGGCGCCCTCTACTCTGGTCTCGCTGGCACGCAGTCGCAGACCGGAAACACGTTGGGCTCGCTGGACTACAGCGCGGCCACCGGCATTGGCAACGCACAAGCGAATGCCGATCTGGCGAATAATCAGGCGGCGGCAAACCAGTTTGGGGCGCTGAAGTCTGGCCTTAGCGCAGGCGCTCAACTATTGGCCTTCCTCTAATGCAGCCGTTCCAGCCGCCCCCGAAACCGAACTACGCAGCACCTCTGGTCGGGATGGCCGCCAAGCCGGTCAACCCGAACGCGAAGCTGATTCCGCGGCTGCCGAACGGCGCGATCGACTATCAGGCGCTGCTCAAGATCGCCGCGCCGCAGAACCAGCCGAAGCCCGTCTTTAACGTCGGAGGTCCCTCAGGTGGCTAGCTGGGATACGCCTGTCGTCAATGCGCCGACAACGGCCAACTACGCGCCTCCGGTGCAGGACTTCAGTTCGATCGCGAATCTGTTGCAGGATTTCGTCAAAGGTCGGCAGGCTGGCCGAGAGGAAGAAAAGGCGCAGGTTTTCCGGAACGGAATTCCGAAGGTAGGCGGGAGCACTGATCCCAATGCCCCGATTGATATTGGCGCGGTTACCGACAAACTGGCCAAGATCAATCCCGACTACGCCATGCCGCTGATCAATTTGCAGATGCAAGGGCTGATGGGCCAGCAGGCGGCCAGCGCGATTACGGGGCAGCCTCCGGGGGCGGTTGCGCAGACGGCCCAGCCCCAAGTGGCCGCAACCGCTCCGCAGTCCCAGCCGCGCGCCGCTATCCCTCAGCAGTCCCCAGCCTCTCCACAGGGCGACCAGCCCGGCTCGATCATCTCAATGATCCCGGATGGCGTAGGGCCGGATGCTACGGGCCAGATTGCCTCGCAGGTGGCGAACGCGTTCAGGCTCGATCCGAACGCCGCGCCGCCTGCCGATATGATCCCGCGGATCCGGGCCAAGATTGCCAGCCTGACGGGACAGCCGGTTGGGGCGGGGCCTCAAGCCGTGTCTACTGCGCCACCCGCTCCTGAGCCTGCGCCGCAGACGGTTGCACAGGCCGCCCCCGCGCAAGCGCCGCAACCTACGCCGGCCGAAAAACTGGACGCGGAAGCGACATACATCCGCTCGCGCGCAGCAACTCTGTCGGCTGTCAACCCGAAGGCCGCTGAAGTCTTGAACAAGGAGGCCGATACGCGCGCCGACAAGGCAAAGCAACTGCGCGATCAGGCGGCGGATGCTCCGGCCATCAAGGAGTGGCGCCAGTCCGGCTCAAAGCTGCCTTACGATGAGTGGATTGCACAGGCCGAAGGTTCAAAGGAGACCGCCAAAGAAGACGCCAAAGCGAACTCAAAGAAGTACGAGCAGTTCGTTGAAAACGGCGTAAAGGCTCAGCAGGAAATCCCGCAGCTTGAGTTGCTGCAGGAACAAATGAACGATCCGAACTTCTTTTCTGGCGCGGGCGAGAAGTACAACCTTTTGTACAAGCGCTTGAAGTCGGCAGTCGGCATCGATCCGGACGCCGCTGTTCCGCAGGAATTGCTGCGCAA